TTATCGAGTCATTGACTCGGCGTATGATTCCATTTGCTGACCTCATCCAGGTTACTCACCTTAAGCTACAGCAGGTTATCTCACGCACTGTACCAGACGGAGTGTATATAGATGCTGACGGATTGAATGAGGTAGACTTAGGGACGGGAAATTCTTACAACCCTGAGGACGCTTTACGCCTTTACTTCCAGACAGGTAGTGTGGTTGGAAGAAGCTACACCCAGGACGGGGAGTACAACCAAGGCAAGGTGCCTATCACACAACTCAACTCTAGCTCTGGAGCTAATAAAGCTCAGATGTTGATTCAGAATATGAATCACTACCTACAGATGATTAGGGATGTAACGGGTCTTAACGAAGCTCGTGATGGCTCTACACCTGACCCCTACTCTTTGGTTGGTGTACAGAAGTTAGCTGCTTTAAATTCCAATACGGCTACGCGACATATACTCGACGCTGGTTTATATATCTATAGGTCTATAGCTGAGGGGTTGACGTATCGTATATCTGACATACTTGAGTATGCAGACTTCAGGGAGGAGTTTGTAAACCAGATAGGTAAGTATAACGTAAGCATCCTAGAGGATATTAAGGACCTTTATATATATGACTTTGGTGTATTTATTGAGGTGGCACCTGATGAAGAGCAGAAGTCTATGCTGGAGCAGAATATCCAGATGGCTTTATCTAAAGGCGATATAAACCTAGAGGACGCTATTGATATACGTGAGCTTCGAAACCTTAAGATGGCGAATCAGCTGCTTAAGATGAAGCGTATTTCTAAGCAGGACCGCGAGGAAAAGATGCAGATGCAGCAGCAAGCTATGCAAGCTCAGCAGCAACTTAAGTCCCAGGAGATGGCAGGTCAGATGGCTATGCAGAAAAACCAGCAGGAGATTCAAGGGAAGATGCAGCTTAAGCAAGCTGAGGTAGCTTTTGATATTGAGAAGATGAACAACGAAGCTCAGCTTAAGGCTCAGCTTATGGAAACCGAATTCAACTATCAGATGCAGCTGAAGGGTATTGTAGAAGACGGTATGCAGACTCGTGAGAACGACAAGGAGCAAGCGAAGTCCGACCGTATCAGCCAACAGAATACAGAGCAGTCACGGTTAATTAACCAGCGCAAGAACAACTTACCTCCACAGACGTTTGAGTCTAACGAGGATAGCTTGGATGGTTTTGACCTAGCTGAATTCGAGCCGAGATAAAAAATTAAATTCAATCAAATGGAAATTAAAGTACGGGCGTTAGACGATGTGGAAGCTAAATCAGTGCAGGAGGTAGAGGCGGAGCTTCTAGAAAAGCACGAGGAAAGTTTAAACGAAACCCCTGCGGAGCCTGTGGCTGAAGCGGAAGCTGTAGAGGAACCAGTGGTGGAGCAGGAGCTTAAGGAAGAGGATGTACTCAGTTATATCGGTAAGCGATATGGTAGAGATATCTCTTCTTTAGATGAGCTCAACCAAGAGCGTGAGCAGTCGGAAGATTTACCAGATGATGTAGCCGCGTACTTTAAGTATAAGAAAGAAACTGGCCGTGGTATCGAAGACTTTGTTAAACTTAACAGAGACATAGATAAAGTTGACCCTAACGTAATGCTAAAGGAATACCTTATGGCTACGGAGGAAGGGTTAGATGAAGAGGACATCGAGTCTGTAATGCAGGAGTATGATTACGACGAGGAGTTAGACGATGAAGCCTTTATAAAGAAGACTAAGGTCGCAAAGAAAAAAATTATTGCTAAGGCAAAGAAGCACTTCAATGAGCAGAAAGAGGCTTACAAGATTCCCCTTGAGTCAAGCGGGAGTCCTTCTCTAGAAGACAGTGAAGAGTATCAGAGCTATAAGCAGTATGTTGAACAGTCAAAGACTTTTCAAGAGGAGCAGACGCGTAAGGCTGAGTGGTTTGGGCAGAAATCCGATGAGGTTTTCAGCAACGAGTTCAAAGGTTTTGAGTTCGTTTTAAACGACAAGTCTTATGTATTTTCTCCTGGAGATAAGGCAGAGTTAAGGAAGTTGCAAGACACTCCGCAAGCTTGGATTAACAAGTTCGTGGATGACAAGGGCCTCGTTAATGACGCTGTGGGTTACCACAAATCTTTGGCTGTCGCAATGAACCCAGAGAAGTTTGCTAAGTTCTTTTATGAGCAAGGCAAATCAGAAGCTGTGGATGATGTGATGCGTAAGACAAAGAATATCAATATGTCTGAACGTAGCACACCTCAAGCGGTATCGAAGGGTGAGTTTAGTGTTAAAGCCATCAACCCAGATTCGGGGAGAGGCTTAAAAGTCCGAAGTGTAAAACGCACTTCTTAATTATTTAAAAAGAAAAAATGGCAGTTCAAACAAGCCCAGGATTTAACCTACAGCCAAGCGCTGAACGGGTTCCCACAGCAACAAACTATATTACCAACTTTGATTTCTTGAATCAGTATCTCCCTGATACTTATGAGAAGGAATTTGAGCGTTATGGTAATCGTACCATCTCTGGTTTCTTACGTATGGTAGGAGCTGAGATGCCTTCTAACTCTGACCTTATTAAGTGGGCAGAACAAGGACGTCTCCACGTAAAGTATACTGAGGTAACAGCATCAGCAGCTGCCGCAGGAACAACTAACGTATTCACCGTTCCTAATACTAACGCAAATCCAAGCGGGGTTACTACTCCTGCTTTTAGCGCAACTAGCGCTATGGCTATCCGTAATGGACAGACCGTAATTATCTCTCGAACCACTGGAGCAACTGGTATGTGGAAGGCTGTTGTTAGTTCCGCTGACGTTACTAATCAGCAATTCACAGCAAACTACTACACAACTACTGGCCCAGTTGTAACAGAGGGCGATAAGTTCACTGTATTCATCTATGGCTCTGAGTTCGCTAAAGGAACTAATGGTATGGAGGGTTCTTTAGAGTCTGACGATATCTTCTTCGAGAATAAGCCAATCATCATCAAGGACAAGTACGCTGTCTCTGGTTCTGACATGGCTCAAATCGGATGGGTTGAGATTCAAACCGAAAACGGAGCTAACGGATACCTATGGTATATGAAGTCTGAGCACGAGACACGTCTTCGTTTCGACGATTACTTGGAGACTGCTATGATTGAAGCTGTACCTGCTGTACAAGGCTCAGGTGCTGACGCCTTGTTAGGCAATGGAGTTGCTGCTGGTGCAACAGGCGCTGGTTCTGAAGGTATCTTCTATGTAGTTAATAGCCGAGGTAACGTATACGGCGGAGGCAACCCAACTACGTTGGCTGACTTTGACACCATCATCTCACGATTGGATAAGCAGGGCGCTATCGAAGAAAATGTAATCTTCGTTGACCGTCAGTTTAGCTTTGACATCGACGATATGTTGGCTGCTCAAAACTCTTACGGAGCAGGTGGTACTTCTTACGGTCTCTTCGACAACGATAAAGACATGGCGTTGAACCTCGGATTCACTGGATTCCGTCGTGGTTATGACTTCTATAAGTCTGACTGGAAGTACTTGAACGACCCAACTATGCGTGGTGGATTGCCTACCGCAACTGGTTCAGGACGTATCAACGGCTTGTTGGTTCCAGCTGGTTCTACATCTGTATATGACCAAATCCTAGGTAAGAACGCTAAGCGACCTTTCCTTCACGTTCGGTACCGCGCTTCAGAAACTGAAGACCGTCGTTACAAGACTTGGATTACTGGTTCTGCTGGTGGCGCCGCTACTAGTTCTCTCGATGCGATGGAAGTCCACTTCCTCTCTGAGCGTGCTGTATGCACCTTGGGAGCGAATAACTTCTTCTTGTTCGAAGCATAATAAACTGAGGAATGAGGGGGGACTACGGTCCCCCCTTCTTCTATTTTAAATTTTAAATCTTATCTAATGAAAAAGAAAGCCCCCCTGGTAGATAGAATCTACCGACTAACTAAGGATTCAGCGCCATTGGCGTATATGATTCCTGCACAAGGAAATGCCCGTACTCCACTGCTATACTGGGATGACGATGCTGGAGTTAATAAAACTCTACGCTACGCCCGCAACCAGAAATCACCCTTCGTGGATGAGCAGGACGGTAACGTGGTTTTAGAACCTATCGTATTTGAGGATGGATTCCTTTCAGTACCGAAACAGAATCCAGTCCTACAAGAGTTCCTCCAGTACCACCCTTTAAATGGTATTAAGTTCGAGGAGATTAATAATGAGCGCGACGCAGCTAAAGAACTGGATGCCGTTAATATGGAGGTGGACGCCCTTATCCAATGTCGTGAGATGTCTATCGAGCAGATAGAGAACGTAGCCCGTGTGGTATTTGGTATCGACCCCTCCAATCAAACTACAGCCGAGCTA